TCCCGACCGCGTACGTTCACTCGGCCTCGACGGGCTTCGCACGCTGTGCATCTACCGTGTCGTTGCCGGCAAGCCATCCAAATCAAAATCGCGTCCCGAAAAAACTGACCGACCGGCAGCGTAACCGTGGCCGAGCGGTCGATGGACCCACAAGCGATCGAGGCCGAGATCGACTGCATCCGGTTGGCCGGCCTTGATGAGCGTCGAGCGGGCAGGTGCCGCCGTGCCATTGAAAGGCAATAGACCATGGTTCACCACCAGGATTTGAACATCGACCTCGAAATCCTCGAACGATCGTCCCGCGACGAATTGCGCGCGCTCTGGACACAGGAGCTTGGCGACAAGCCACCCCAATCGCTCGGGCGGGATGTCCTCGCGCTCGGCATCGCGTACGCGCGGCAGGAACGATTCTACGGCGGCCTTACAAGACCGGTCACCAAGGAATTGGACCGTCTGCTCGCCCATGCCCGTGCTGATGGCGCGATCGAGGGGCGGCAGCCTGCTGCGACGCCGCTCCCACGGACCGGCACCATACTGGTGCGGGAATGGCAAGGGACCACGCACCACGTCACCGTGGTGAATGATGGCTTCCTCTGGAACGGTCAGACCCATCGCAGCCTGTCGAACATTGCCCGTGCGATCACCGGGACGAAGTGGAACGGGCCCCGGTTCTTCGGCATGCGCGAGCCGAAGGCCAAGCCACGGGAGACCCGCCGTGGCAGCTAATGAGCGGAAAATCCTTCGTTGCGCCGTCTATACTCGGAAATCCTCCGAGCATGGCCTCGAACAGGACTTCAACTCGCTCGATGCCCAGCGTGAGGCCGGAGAGGCCTATATCAAGAGCCAGGTCCACGAGGGCTGGCGGCTCATCAAGACCCATTATGATGACGGCGGCCTCTCGGGTGGGTCGATGGAACGCCCTGCCCTGCAAGCCCTTTTGGCGGACATCCGCACGCGCAAGATCGACATCGTGGTGGTCTACAAGGTGGATCGCCTGACCCGGTCGCTGGCCGACTTCGCCAAACTGGTCGAGCTGTTCGAGACGCATAGCGTGTCGTTCGTGTCCGTGACACAGCAGTTCAACACCACGACCTCCATGGGGCGGCTGACGCTGAATGTCCTTCTGTCATTTGCCCAGTTCGAGCGGGAGGTTGCGGGCGAGCGCATCCGCGACAAGTTTGCGGCCTCGCGTCGCAAGGGCATGTGGATGGGCGGGACCATCCCGCTCGGCTATGACGTGAAGGACCGCAAGCTGACCGTGAACGAGGCCGAGGCCGAGACCGTCCGGCTCATCTTCGCCCGTTATCTCGCCCTCGGATGCGTGTCGAAACTCCGCGATGAGCTTGACCGTCAAGGGGTCCGCAGCAAGCAGCGCATTCTCCCCTCCGGCCGCGTGCTCGGCGGCTGTTCGTTCGGCCGAGGTGCGCTCTATCACCTGCTGCGCAACCGCATCTACCTGGGCGAGGTCGTTCATAAGGGTGTCGTCTATCCCGGGGAGCACGAGGCTATCGTGGACAGGGAACTCTGGATGGCCGTGCAAGCCAAGCTCAACGGCAATGTCGTGCGGCAACGGCAGAGCCGGGTCGAGAGCGGCGCTCTTCTGAGCGGTCTCATCTTCGATGATCGAGGCAACCGGATGTCCCCGACCCATACGATGCGCCGGGGTAATCGGTACCGGTATTACATCAGTCAGGCCTTGCTGCGGGGTCGGCGTGAGGATGCAGGCTCCCTGCCCCGTGTCGGAGCGGACGACGTGGAGCAGCTTGTAGTCGATGCCCTGGGGTGCCCATCGTGCCGAGAGACCGCCCCCGTGATTTGGACTGCGGAGCCCCGCACGTTGGTCCGAGACTCGGTTGAGCGGGTCGTTGTCCACTGCAATGAGGTCGACATCATTCTCAAAGCGAAGGCTGAAGGCCCGGCCATGGAGTCTGTGGACGGTGACGCCGACGACGCCGCACAATCAGTTCTAAAAATCCGCCTTCCCGATGCCCGTCCCCGCGCGCGCAGGGAGATCATCGTTCCTGGAGGCACGGGATCGGCGACCCGTCGCATCGATCAACCGCTTATCCTCTCAATCGCGCGCGCAAGATCGTGGCTGCGCGCCCTACGACAGGGCGAATATACCGACACCACAGAGATCGCCCGACGCTTCGGTCTGGGCGACGCACATGTCCGAAGGCTCGCGCGCCTTACCTTTCTTGCACCCGACATTCTCGAGGCCATCGTCGACGGCCGTCAGCCCCGATCTCTGACCGTCAAGCTCCTGCTCCGAGGGATTCCGCTGGCATGGTCCGACCAACGCGCCGCATTCGGATTCAACCGTTGAAGATTGGCAGCATCGATGGCTCGACCCTCGGCGCGCGGCCCCTCCGCCAAATCGGTACACTCTCAGCCCGTCGGCATACGATGCCGAACGAAAAACGAGATACCAAAAATCGGCCTCGGAGACAGAGGCCAGGGATGGCGACAACGAAGCCCGATCCGAGACGCGGAGACCCGGAGGCATCCGACGAATGCCGGCATTCCGCGCGGATTTCCGAGAACCCCCCGCCGATAACGGTGGAGACCGGACTGGCTGGCTGAGGACGCGGTCTGGATCGAACCGGTCTCCTCCCTGCTATTAGGGAGATTAACAGGGAGAATCGCCAATTTTGGGGGTCTGGCGCCCTTCCCGTAGCGGTAAGGCGTTGGAATTAGAATAGGTTACCGGCACCACTCCCTACTGATCGGAACAGGGAGCCAAAGAGGCGGAACAGGGAAGGTCGGTGCGGAATCACCGAGCCATTCTGAGAGACGTGAAAAGCTGAGGGCGCAGCCCTAGGCCCGATCTAACCGCGGGGTGCGAATAGTTCATCTGCCAATTGATTACGTCGCCTACGGCACCTTGGCCGCTTGGTCCTCGCCGAGCTTTCCGACCACCCACCGTGGTCCTGCCCACCGCCGAGTGCTTTAATGGTATGCGCGCAACAAGAGCCAAGCTCGGCATCGGATCGGACCGGGCGGGACTGACGCGCGCCAAGATCGTCGCCGCGACGGCCAAGTTCGGGCAGGCGAGGCGTGATGTGGACTGCCTCGCGTCCCGCTCGGAGTTGATACTTGACCGACCGGTTGGATGCCCTTAATTTTGAGTCGCTGATCGACTGTGTCTGCGGACCCTTCGATTCGCCAGCTGCCCGCTTGAGAAGACTCGCGGAGCGGCGCTCGTTGAGAGGCTGGGTCCTCTCCGAGACTATCTCTGCCTCGCAAGACCACGGAGGGTCATGAGGCGGCGATGCCTATGGGCGTCGTCGTGCGCGTGTGCTCTCTGACCCGAGCAACTCGCCGCGGCGCCCCAGTGACGAGTTGAACGGGGGGTTGATGAACGTGGGTCGCGGGGTAATTGGCGTACAACGCAGAATTCTGTCGGCGCTCGTGCGATCTTTCGGGATCGCGCGTGACGCCGCTTGCGCACCGTCTCCCTTCATCGGCCGCCCCTCGAGCGCGATCAAAGAGGTGGCGTGATGTCTGATCAAGGCGAAGCCGACAGACCCAGCAAGGACGGCCAATCGCAGGCCGATGGAGGCGAGCCGGCTTATGAAGTCGGCGACAAGAAACCGCCCAAGCAGTTCCAGTTCAAGCCTGGCCAGTCCGGAAACCCAAGGGGGAGGCCCAAGGGCAGCACCAGCTTCGAGGCCAAAGTCCACAAGGAGTTGTCCAAGCTCGTTACGGTCAACAAGAACGGCAAGTCCGTGAGGATGAGCAAATTGGACGTCGGCGTGACGCGGCTCGTCGATCGATTCATGACCGGCGATCTCAAATCGACCGCAATAATCCTCGGTCTCGGCAAGAAAAATGAAAAGCTGAAGACCGGCGAAGAGAGCCCCGACGATCTCGCTATGCCCGACGAAGCCAATCTCGAATTCGTCGTCGAACGGCTCAAAGGTCTGATTAAGGGAGGTTCAGATGGCCCGTCCGACGAATGAGCGGCACGAAGCGGAGGCCGCCATCGACGACTTGATCCAGCTCGCCAGGATCGATTTCGGGATATTCGTTGCACTGGTCTTTCCAGTCCTGCACGGCGGAAAGAACATGGTTCCCGCCTCTTACGTCAACCTGATCGTCGAAGCGCTCATGCGCACTACGAGGGGAGGCAGAAGGCGGCTCATATTCAATCTGCCGCCCGGCTACATGAAGTCCACGCTGATCACGGTGCTCTATACGGCCTGGCGTATGGGCGTGAACCCATCGGAGAAGATCATCTGCATTAGCTATGGCGACGATCTTAGCCACGACCTTTCGCGCAAAACGCGTCAGGTCATGCAGTCACCGCTTTATCGGAAGATTTTCCCCGGAACGGCGCTCGACAAAAAGGCCGAGGACAAGATCACGACGACGAAAGGCGGACAGCGGTACGCCACAGCAGTCGGATCCGACATCGCCGGTTTCCGCGCCGATTTGATCATCATGGATGATCTGATCCAGCCAGACGCCGCGCTCAACGAGCTCCACAAGCAGAAGCTTAGGGATTGGTATTATGGCGTAGTCGCGCAGCGGCTACGAGACCAAGCCACCGGCGTGATCGTGCTCGTCATGCATCGCCTGGCGCCCGATGATCTCACGCAGAGCTTTATAGAGGAAGGAGGCTGGTACCATATCCCCCTGCCGCTGATCGCGACCCAGCCTGAGAACTATAGCTTTGACAACAAGGGGGCGATCCATACTCGCGCGGTCGGCGAACTGCTGAGCCCGCGCTGGCAATCCGCCGAAACCGTCCAACATCTTCGGAAGACAGTTCCGCCGCATATCTTCGAGGCGCAATACCAG